CATTATGACAAATGCAAGTAATGCCACATGGAAGGCCACATTGAATGCCACAAGTAATGCCACATGGTTGGCCACATGGTATACCACATTGAATGCCACATGGGGTGCCACAGGGTATGTAACAGTGTCTGCCACAAAGCATGCCACAAGGGATGCTCTTGATAATGAAGTGGAATCATTATGACAAATGCAAGTAATGCCACAGGGTCTGCCACAGGGTCTGCCACAAGTAATGCCACATTGAATGCCACATTGAATGCCACAAGTAATGCCACAAGTAATGCCACATGGTTGGCCACATGGTATACCACATTGAATGCCACTATCAATGATGCCACAAGGGAGGCCACACGCGACTCCCTTTATAAAGAAGTGGAATCATTATGACAAATACAAATAACGCCACGTTGAATGCCACATGGAATGCCACATGGAATGCCACATGGAAGGCCACAGGGGATGCCACAGGGGATGCCACCGGGGATGCTCTTGATAATGAAGTGGAATCATTATGACAACTAGAGTTGATTTTGAGATAAGCTCATGCTATTACATAAATAATTGCTATATTCGGGAGCAACAATTATGAATAACAAACCTGCCAAACAACGGTTATATACCGCTATTTCCGACAAATTACAGAAACCGGGTAATGATCCGGTTCAAAACCTGATTGATGATATGGAAAATTTGTTTCCATTGATCACTGACTATCTTTCAGAAGATTTAATGCATGAAATAAAAGATGAAACCAAAGTCTTTTCATGGAACAACACTGGTGTGTCTCAACAGTTTGACAAAGTATTTGGCAATTTGGGTCATTCTGTCGATGGGATGTCCAAGGAAGTCAAAAGCTTTTTGAAAAAAGCAGCCGACAGGACATCTGATGCATATTGGGCATCCAGAGTCAAAAACGAAGAACTTGTTGAAAATGTTGCAGACAGCATTCTTGAAAACCAAAATTTAACCAATGAACAAGAAAAAATCAAAACCGCAACCAAAGATTATAACATTCCCGAAAAATGGGCAAAGGTCGTCTATTATAATGCTATGGCTGTTTTGGCGTCACGGCAAAAATGATATACAATAAATCTGTGTTATAGTGGATAGACATGATGTTACAATTTGTAGGACGATAATTCATATAGTCCGACATTATGTAACATATGGTATCCTATTGAAGATAATAAATGTTCAGGTAGATATATGAATGGATAGTGCCAACCGAAAGTGAAACATTATGCTTGCAACGGATTTGTCTATTTTTGCAAAGACGCCTTCCAAGGGGGCTATAGATAATGCAACAGAGTTGGCATTATGGCAGGAAGTATGGGGAAATAAGTCTATCCCGTTGAGTTTCGTGTGGGATGTTACCGCTCATGTCGTATATTATGCTCTTGTTGACGAGGTTGAATCATTATGAACACAGGGGTTACCACTATAAATGGCGAAAGGACCGCCACATGGAAGTCCATATGGTATCCCCTTCTTCAAAGAAATGGAAACATTATGAATATAAGAGATACCACTGTTATTTCTGCATGGTATGCTACCGCATCTATTGTACCATACAGGACATTGGTAACGGTATATGGTCCAATAACAAGCAATGAAGAAATTGCTAACGCTATATTGTTAAATCTTTTTGAAGAATATGACACATTAAGCGGCTAATTGTAATGCCTGTTTATTATAATGTATTTTGAAAACTTCAATGTTTTCAATTACAAATGTATCAAAGAAACCACTAATATTCTGGTCCCATGGATTCAAATGAAACATGAATTTGTTCCCAACCATGATGGCCAAGGGGTAAGATAGCCCATGTTCACACAGCCAGTCATGGGCATCGAAAAAATCCACTATGGGTGAAACAATCATTTGACATCTCCATAAAAGGGATCACATCCAACTGTGACCCCTTTTATATCATATGACAAATTCCATCACTTCGAACGGGGATTGGCCCGTTTGCCTACGTTCGCCGGGATATCCCAGTTGCCGTGAAGCAATACGGGTATCACCAATCATTACATCCAAATCACTATGTGTGTGCCCGAACATCCACAATTTTGGACCTGCTTCGTCAATCAGCTTATCCCATCCGTTGCAAAAGCCACCATTCATGGGACTACCCACGAATTGAGATGCAATGGCCAACCGGGTTGGTGCATGGTGAGTAACAACAATGGAAGAATCGCGACCATATTGAGAGATTGCATCAAAAATGAAATTCTTTGATACCTTATTCATTTTCAATGCCTGAGCTGCCCGAAACAAATTGCTGTCCCATCTGATGCGATAGTGGTCATTAATGCCGTGTTCAGCAGCCGCCATGGCAATAGCGGGCGGATACGTCATTTCGACTTCATAATCAGTCCAACATGTTGCACCAATAAATGCAAACCCATCAATCTCTTTGATATCATTGTCGAGCAAAATGATTCCATTGTCATCAGCCGTGTTTTTCAGAGTTTCCATCATTGAAATATATTCATGACCATAGAATTCATGATTGCCAGCAACGTAAACCACTTGGCATCCATATTGATCCTTGACAGTATTCATATATTCAAGAGGTTCTACACCATTGCCAATATCACCAGCGAAGCAAATGATATCCGGATTGCCATAATTGATCTCCGGAAAACGATCTTTCCAGATTTCACGATGCAAATCAGATAGCAAAACGATTTTCATTACTTCTTCCTTAAATATACGTTCACAGTATATGAAAGGTCTTTATATACGTTTTTCCAAGATGATACAAGTGAAAATCTTGTTTCGTCTAATGGCGGAAAGAAAGTATCACCACCAATATCTTGATCTATCTCTGTAATATACAGTTTATCTGCAAGATTAATGAACTGTGCATAAAGTTCTGCACCACCTATTATGAATATTTCTTCATTTTTTGACATTTCTGTTACTCTGCCTGCATGTGTGAATTGCAGAACATTACCATACAGTTTGTCAATATTTCTGGATAATACAATATTTTTACGATCTGGTAATGGTTTACACCCCATGGATTCAAACGTCTTACGGCCCATGACAACCGTTTTACCAACCGTCATGGTCTTGAAGAATTTCAAATCATCCGGAATATGCCATGGAATTGTACCGTCTTTGCCAATAGCACGATTGGTATCATGTGCAACAATCATGTTGATAGTCATATTGTCTCTCCTAGCTTTTCATGTGCATACTGTTCCATCATCCATATTGCTGCATTTTTACGATTCTGGTTCCATGTTGCAATAAACTCTGGTGTATGCAATTCGGCATACTTTTCATGTGGTGTGTTTTCAAGATATTTAATACATTCCACAGCACTTGCATTTGGGTTGTTATGAAAAAAATCTGATATCTCAGAACCCATCGCGCCACTCATGCCATAAATGGTATCAATGCCCAAATGTTGTTCTAGAATACATTTATTACAAGTCACCCCAACACAAGTACAATCACCGACATGTTTAATATAGTTCATACATTCGTTCGCCCTTGTATTGACTTCATCATCAATTGTTTTCATAAAATCATCAAATTCTTTGTCGTTGTATTTGAGCAAAAAAAAGCAAATCCTCAATTTCTTCTTTAAGGATGGCATAACGGAGTTTCAGAATGCCAACTTCATCGACGATGACTTTTGAAGTTAGTGGATTTTGTGTGTATTCGATTTCCATTAGATAGCCCCTTCGCAATCATTAAACCGCAATTGGTGCTTTGAGATGGCCTTCAGATTTATATTCGGTCAGCTTGAAATGTTCAAGCTTTAACTCTTCCCATGCCAAATCTTTGACAACCGGATCAATAATCAGCTTTGGTGCTGGATGGTTCGCTCTAGAATACAGTTGTTCGTTAACTTGTTCTATATGATTGGAATAGATATGGGCGTCACCAATTGTGTGAATGAAACGTCCGGGTTTAAAATTGGTTTTTAATGCCATTATTGATGTTAGTAACGAATATGAAGCTACATTGAACGGAATCCCCAAGAAAAAATCCGATGATCTTTGATACAACTGACAATCCAGATATTCACCCCTTCTTACATAGAATTGAAACCATGCATGGCATGGAGGCAATGCCATATCATGTATCATACCGGGATTCCATGCGGCAACAATATGTCTACGGCTATCTGGATCATTAATCAGACTGCTTTGAACTTGTTCAATCTGATCAACAATGCGCTGTTGACGGTATATAAAACCATCAGGTGCATCTATTGCCTTCATATCATATCCGTCAATATTTCTTTTTCCTGATAGGACTTCTGGAATTCTTCGTCTATCTAAACCATATTCATCAGCACAATGTTTTGGTGATGTGTATATTTTTCCTTTAAATTCAAATGGTTGAGACCACTTGGATAAATTTTTATTATATTCTTTATCTAAAAAAATTGCAGTTGTCTTTGAATATTGATTTGCACCAAAGTAATCTTTGTCTAAATTAAACATACTTGGTTGTTTGTTCCATGCCCAATAGTATGGAACTTGAGAAATTGTGTTTTGAAAATATTCAAAACATTTCCATTCTGTAGATACACTAACGCCTTGGCCACCATATAACGGATAATTTGGATGATCAACATTATAGCATTTCGCAATCATATTATACCATAAATCATATAATTTCTTATCATATAAAGAGTTACCAACACAAGCAACACCGTGAACCGTTAATGCATATTTGTCCTTTACTTGTCCTTTTTTAATAGCAGGACGTGATGCTACTGTTATTGTTCCAGTATCATGAAATTGCAAACGCCACATACTATTCTTGTTGGATGTATCCATGCCGATTTTATCCAAAACGGTATATCGGCATCCTTCCTTGTTTTCAAATTGCGTACCTGTAAGATCAGAATTCGTGATCGAATTCAAAGCAATCATTTCTGGCATGTGTTTGATTGGTGAATCATTTTCTTTGTTTCTTATTCTAACAAGAGTGGCATGGGTTGATGGCTGTTCCCACCTTCGCCACTGACCACCGTAGACATTATTTAAATCACCATTCTCATTTGCCCAATCATTCCAGAAATGAATATTATCTTTTTGTAATGATTTCACATTCGTTTCGCCGCGAAGGAACCAAAGCAATTCACCAACAATACCTTTCCAAAAGATTTTCTTTGATGTTAATATTGGAAAACTATGTTCCAGATTATAACATGATTGGAGACCAAACAGCGACCTAGTACCTGTACCAGTGCGATCCGTTCTGTCTTCGCCATTCAAAAGAATATGTTTCAATTGGTTAAGATATATTTTTTCATTTTCATAAGGTTGTTCACTTTCCGGAACCCGGTTTTCATTTTGTGGCATCATTTTTAATTCCTTATACGATTAATTTTGGAGTTTCAGGAAGAATCAGTTTTTTGCGAACAGGCGCTTTTGTTATTTTATCAACGAATTCTTGGGCTGCATTTCCTTTAGCTGAAATGAAACTTGGAGTTTTTCCTTCGCGAATAGCCAATGAAGCCGTGACATCCGATGAATTCAACAGTGTGACTTCTATGTCTGATGTCTTCTTGCCGACTTGAACCAAAGTATAAACCCAATCATTATCCCGTTGATGGTAACATGAATGTTGAAATTCATCATTACCAACATATATCATAGCAACGAAGACCATCTGATTGGTTTCAAGTTCAAACAAAAATGAATCATCTACATTAGATGATTCATATTTGCCTATAACCTTGATAGGTTCAGGGTATTCATCTATTCTGACATATGCATACCGGTTTTTGATGGTTTCAACACGGCCTAATGCGTGTGCCAATGTGGTCTTTATCTTGTTTTCATCGGCAAACGTGATATCATATATCATCAAGTTCTTCCTTGCTGATCATATATACATTATCAATTATATATTCTTCATCATCTGGTAACAATGAAATACTGAGACCACCATTTTGATATGGAACAATCATTAATACAGGCGGCAATGTGTTTCCAGATACTTCATCCATACAAATGAAAATCTCATCCCCTTGGTCCAAATGATACATTTCATCCTCAGTAGCATATGCAACTGGAAGATTAAAAGTTTTACCGGTTTGTAATTTTATAGTAGCAACCCGTGATGTTTCTATTACTGTAGCTTTCCTGAAATGTAATTCATCCGTCATAGAAGCCTCCATTGAATAGTAAATTGGGCTGAAGAAGGACATCAATATATGCGCCAATGCGACCAGCCCTGTCTTCTGGTGATCCTTTGCCAACAGTCAAAACATTAAGTTCAAGTTTGTGTATCTCTGCATATATGAAATTATCAATCATATTTTGAAATACAGGATTGCCATATCTGACATCATCACCTTGAGGCGTGAATGTTATAGGGAAATAACAGATCAAATCATATTTGTTCATATTGTCCCGAATTTGCTGACGTTTTATATCTATCATTTCCTGTGTCATTGCAGCATAACATCTGATTTGTTGATAACAAAAATGATCCAAACAAGTGCGATCTGATATGAAACCAGCCGGATAATTATCTTCTGTACTGAACCGGGTGTTATAAATGTCCTCTTGTAATTTCAATTTGTCTTCAAAGGACATCTTCTCTTGATCTTCTTCCGTTATTCCCCAACGGGCATAAACTGAGCGGATCGGGGAGGGCAGAACGGGTATGGTTGGATACCGTTCTTTCAATATGTTCAAAACCGTTGTTTTACCAGTGCCACCAGCACCTGTCATACCAATTCTCATGTTACACCCATTGCTTTCATTTTAGTCCCAAAGGTATGGCCAATATTCAGCCAATAAATCAAATGCTCTTTGAATTTTATTTTTATCAGCTTCCGTGCTATTGTAGAAATATGTGCTACCTCGTAGTAATCCAAAGCCTATAATCATTTCATCAAGTATACTATTCCATTTGTTTACAGCTTCTTCTTCGGTAATATCTGCTTCTTCCGGATTAAAGATGCCGGGATAGCCTATTCCTTGCTGACGCATTTTGACAAGATGGGGATAAATCCATTCAGCCAGTTCATTATTCAGATTCCAGAATTCTTCACTATACCATTTGAATGGTATATAGTTTCTGACCCATTTCGGAAATGATCTCCACATCGGACGAAAATCAATCATTTCTTTTTCCCTCCAACGGATTTACGAAGGTCATTCAGTGTGCCCTTCTGATTAAGAATATGACCAGCCAATGCAATTCCACATGCATCACTGTGGTCATTAGTGATAAATGTCACATCTGGAAATTTGTTCTGCATCAACTTTGCAATCCGGTCCTTGTCACTTCCACCATATCCGATAGATGTGAGTTTCCACTGTGTAACAATTATAGGATAAAACGGAATGGAATTCTTCGCACATATCGCTTCAACTGCATATCGGTAAAATCCATATGAATGTCCTGCCAACGTGCTGACATTACGTCTGACATCTTCAATAATGACCAAATCAGGATTTAATTGTGGAAGTGTTTCAATCCATTGTAATGCATCTGCCCATTTCTTACCATGGGGAATACCTTTTTTCTCCTGTTGAACCTTGGTAGGAGTTTTGAATTTTACAACCCCACCATCAACATAGGTATCATCTTCAAGTAATACCCATCCAAATGAACTTGCCGGGTCTAATCCAAGTATACGCACCATACATATACTTATAAAAGAACCCGGCGATTTTATTTTGTTTAAATGCTTTCAGGGTCAGCAGTGCCGTGCCTTTTCTATCATACATATTCTCCCAGCTCCCACAAACATGAACCAACCCATGACTTCAAGTTCTTGGCAATATGATTCGGGCTCAAATTTGATCAAGTACCATGAACCGGATGTCGTTTCAGTGTACTCTCTGGTATATCACTTGGGATAATGTCTACCATTTGGTGTCTCCTGCAAGTTGTCTTATTGATAATAGCATCATGCCATCTTCAACACAAGTAGCACATTGACTTTTGCCGCGCACTTGATATAATGTTTGAAAACTGGAGATACCCATGAGAAATTATAGTAATAGAGCAAATGCAGTAATTCACTTGATGGCTGCAAACACTTTCATCAATAACGGTAATGATGTTTCAGCCATTAGTGAAATCGAAAAGGCATTATCGTTTCTGAAAAAGAATCGACCCGGCCAAAAAACCGGTCATGTAACGCGGTCATAAGGTAATAACATGTTCAAAAATATAATAAAATTCATTTCAAAAACCGGACAGAAAACCGGTCACATGTCACGGTGTGGTGATTTGCTGACACCTGATCAGGTTCGTCATATTGCAGATGAAAATGTTAAAAAGATCAATGATGTTCTTGGAACTGTGCAACTATTCATATCAAGGCGTTATGAATTGTTGATCAAATATGAAGGACATAAGCCCGGTGAAATCATTCAGCCTGATCGTTTGATCGCTTTTTACAATGGGGGGGTTTATCGTCTTTTGACTGAACAGGACAAGAAAAAGTTGCTTCGCGAATTAGCTGATGTCATTATTCCAGGTTTGCCTGCACATACTCATGCTGAACTTGATCTTCGTGTGGAACTTATGCGGGCGGAACAATTAATCAAATTTATTCATCTTTTTTCATTAAACCATGCTTTGATCGATTTGTCACAGAAAAGTTATTATACGGACAATGGTAAAAACCAAGTTTTTGATAGTTCTGTTTACAGCTTGTATGAACGTGGAGATAACCGGATTGTTTCCGAATCCGAATACAAAAAGTTGAAATCATTCTATGACAACAATGTAGAACGTATTCTCAAATTGAACATACTTGAATACAGGGAGTTTGAAAAAATAGTATCTACAACATCCAAATCATATAACATTTCAATTGACCATCTACAAAATTCAAAACGCGATAATACAACTCCAGAAGAAGAATATCATTATATGAAATTGCTAAAAGACCAGTATAAAAGCATTTGAAAAATACGAAAACGCGTTATGTTTAATTGAAATAGGTGAAAGACCGGACTACTGATATTGAGTGATTGTAGCTAAATACAGGTATGGGAAACAGAAACACCGGAGATGCGATTCTCCTAGATGATTCATACTTTTATTTCATTCCACCGGATAGTGATGACAACAAAACCATGACTCTCCGGAGAGAGTTTCGTCGCAAGATGAAAACATATTATACGATGAGTGAAGCGGCTGATCATATTGTTCCCAAAATGGCTGATCATATCAAGGACATGTTGATTCGTCTTGATTTTGATTATAAACATGCAGGCTGTTTGTTTCTTCTGTTGTCAATATTCAGCGCATATGGTTTTAATGATGACAAGTATCCATATGGTATTAGTGATGATATTTCTGACAATATGCAATACATGATGGATTTGTTCAGAGAACGTATAAGCAATGAAATTACACAAAAATACATTTGACAATCTCATTGTATCGCATTCTAATGGCAATAGAAGGAGACAAGCAATGGATGTAATTGATTTACCAAAACCCATTAATCAACTGAATGACACAGAAGTCATCAATGAATTGAATCATTATTACTTGAAACACCCATCGACATCAATGATGGACATCAAATCGATATCAGGGTGTTCACTTTCGTTTGACATTTCACCAAGAGAACTACTTTCTCTTTACAGAGCCCTTGACAGTGACTAACAAAGCTGATATAAAAGTAAAATAATGATAGGAGGATCACATGCCTGTAATGCTTCAAGACTGGATCACACGTGAAGACCTGAAAAATAACCCAGACAGGTATTATCTGTTTGGTGATAATCTGAAACGTGCCGGTCTTGGTGGGCAAGCAGGTGCCATGCGGGGTGAACCGAACGCCATTGGTGTTGCTACAAAGAATGGTCCTTCCATGAATGGTATCGACATGTGGATCGAAGATGGACACAATTCTCATCAATTCATTGAAATTCTGAAAAAAGAATTGGCACCGGTTGAAGCCCTTCTGGAACAAAACTACATTATTGTGATTCCGTCAGATGGTCTTGGTACCGGGTTGAGCAAATTACCAGAGAATGCTCCGGAAACACATCAATGGCTCAATGAAAGATTGTTCGAGTATTATCCAAAACAATATGGCACATATAGTGAAGCCAATATTGTCAAAGAATCATTCACCTTTGGTAATTATGACCAGTTTGCCCGTGCTGTTTATCCAACTACCTATCATCACGCACTTGAAACCCGGATTGTAGAAACAAGTGACCGCAATACTGCATTAATGGGTGTCATTTCCCGTGTTCTTGTCATGTTGGAAAATGAAGAACCACACCATGTTATCATATCATCCATACAGGACGATATAGGAGATACCTAGTGGGCTTTAGAATCAATACAGCTATCGGATATGGAATGCCTATTGGTCTTTTTAATTTTCACTTCAATCCCCAAACCAGCAACAAAGAGTATTCTCGTGCGGATACATTGTATGATCTGATTAATGAATCGCCTGATGTTTTCAAAAACATACCCGATGATCAAAGCATACTTGATGATTTAAAGGAACACGGGTATGGATATTCATTGTTTGGTATTATTCCGTTTGAAGATGAAATACCAAAGATGTTTCATTATATCAGTATTAATGCTCCAGAATATATCATATTCATGCCTTCTGCATACTTGGCGGGAAAATGGTACAGATGGGATGATGACATTGATTATGCTGTAACACGTCTGTCTGATGATGATCTTGGCACAAAAGTGACAATGTGCCAATATGGTTTCTATCCATTCACCAACGATGTGAGATCAATTGAAACTAATCGCCGCATTAAATGGGATAGTTCTATGATGGCACGGACGGATGGAACACGTCCGGAAAACATTATTCCAGATGTTCCATTGATTTTGAGATACTGGTTGCGCAAACTTGATATCATGGCTCATGACGGAATCAACGAATTACGTCCAATGCATGCAGTATGGTGGGACTAATGACACGCCTTCAGTATCGCATTAAACAAGATGACATTAATGATATTCTCAGTGAATTTCAATCTGAAACCTTTTTGACTTCTCATCCTTCTGTTGTGATTGAAGAAGCAGCTTTTCATTATTATCATAATAATGATGGATGGGACAAAGAGTGGCCCGTATTTGTTGAAATTTACGACACCGATGATGTCTTTTTGTTTTCAGGTGATGTTTTTATAGAATTAAAACCTGAATTCCAATGTGACGAAACCATTTTTGATGCACCCGATGATTATGAAGGAGACTGATATGCTTTTATCAAAAGAACCACATACATACGACTTTCAAGATATTTTGATACAACCGGCTGTATCCAGTAATATTGATTCCCGCAAAGATATCAATCTTGTTGACTCTTCTATCAATGGTGTCCCCATTATGGCTGCCAATATGATCAATATTGGCAATTTCCAAATGGCACAAGCACTTCAAAAGCATCAGATGTTTACCGCAGTACAAAAACATTTTGCAGCATCCGATTGGAAACACAATGTAAATAATCCTTATCTGGTTCCAACTATTGGTGCTGATACCGAAAGTATCAATCGCTTCAAAGCCATTGCAGACAATTTGAACGAACTCACATCTTTTGTTTGTTTTGATGTCGCCAATGGTCATACTGTGAAAAACATGTCTACGGCAATGGAATTGATGAAGTGGATCAAATCTGAAATACCATCCGTCAAATTCATTTATGGAAACATAGCCAATCCGGAAACTGTAAGATACATGCATCAAACACTTGGGTTTTATCCAGATTATATCAAAATTGGTATAGGGTCTGGATCAGTTTGTACAACCCGGATTAAGACAGGAATTGGCATACCGCAAGCCAGCTTGCTTGATGAATTTAACGGCTTTGCTCTTCATTATGATGACAATATGCCAAAGATTGTTTCAGATGGTGGATGCAGAACCCCCGGAGATGTGGTCAAAGCGTTCGTACTTGGTGCCGACATTGTTATGCTTGGTGGCATGTTGGCTTTTCATGAAGAAGGCCGTGAACCCGGTTTAGGAAGAACAGGCGATGCAATGTCGCTTTATGGTAATTCATCCGAGAAAGCTAATGGTTATAATCCTGAATTGACGTATCGTACAGTTGAAGGTATCAATGTAACACAACGTAGCCGTGGTTCTGTTCACATTACAGTTCAGGACATACTAGGTGGCATACGATCAGCTTGTACTATGCTCGGTTGTGAAAATATTACCGAATTGAAAAACTGTCGTGGAAATATTCGTGTTGCAAGACGGCAAACCGACAACTATGTATAAATAGTCCCGATTTGATTTATAACAAAGGATTTTCATGACAGATTCAAACTTGAAAAAAATATTGATTGATGAAATTAATTCATTAGTCGATGACAAACTCACCGATTTGGAATACTGGATGGATCGTATAGATGAAGGCGACATAGATATCGCAGATGCACAAAACATTATAGATGATATTATGCCATATCTTTCTATTGAAATAAATTTTGACTAAACAAATGCACCGAATGTTCGTTCAAATTGAGAGAAATCTTCTTTTGTAAGATTTCTCTCATGTGCAAATACTACAAACCATGGATCATGTCGTTCAAGGTGCTGCACACAGTTGGAATTTTTTGACAAAACCCAGTCCATTGATTCAAGTGCGGTTACAGTTGGTGCCAAACAAAAGGTCGTATAGGATGTTGTATCAAACCCGTTGTTTTCAATTGTTCGAAGCACAGCACTGTGTGCCCAATACATAGGATTTGCAACAAAAATTTCACCATCTGTTATAATACCCCGTAAACCATATTTGTGTGTTTTCAACAATCCAGAAATATCTGATGATAATAATCTGTATCTCACCGGTGCCACAGCAAGCACATCATATGGACCAGAATTTAATACTTTTGATTCAAAAAGGTCAATAATCTTCATTCGAACATCATCCCGGTATTGAATTCCGCAAATGCATTCGAAGTTGTCATTCTACGATTAACATAAATCAATTTCATTGGGCCTACTATTTTTGGCAATTGACGCAATAATAGTGTTCCGCCCTCATGTGTATTGGGATCAACATGAGATACTTCCAATAACCAATCATGTTTGATCAATTTGAATATAATTGAATTACCATGGTCCATATCTTTAAGCATGTTTTTGTTTTTACCAATAGAGATGAAATTATAACTATTCATAGCAGTGTAATGCATAATATCATGATGATGGATATAATATGCTGATGCTACTGCTAAACCATTATCATATACACCACGCAATCCATATTTTTGAATATCTTCACGTGATAATATTGTTTTCAACAAGGATGGTCGAATGTTGTTCCAAATGCAACCACCCCTTGGCAAATCAATGATACTACTTTCATATAAATCAATAATTTTCATGTTGTTATTTATTTGTTCCGGTCATATTTGCCACCTGCATCTATCCATTCTTGTGGTGGTTTGTCACCATCACCATAATATTTGCCATTGATCTACTATCTTATCAAATGATAGCAAGACCATCTGTTATATGAGGTTTATCATTGATATACCATCCTTTAGTACCATTTGCCCTAATAACAGCAAGACCATCTTCTCTATGACGTTGATCATCTTTGTTATAATACGAAATTTTATACCGGTGGTCTTCAAACAGATCACAGAGTCTCATAATGACTCCATATGTTATAAACGGATGATACCATCATTAATCATACTGATATTTATCAACATGTAATAGGACCAACGTTATTCAAAACTTTTTTCAATACATATCATTAGAATGGCATCATCTATCGGTGTATTGATCCTCCCAAGGGCACGTGCAGGGTTGATCAACATTTACAGATCAGAAAGGTCACGAATAGCCATTACCATATCTTGTTGGATGATGTTTCGGTAGTTTCCCCACCATGGGCAATCAGATTTGTTATGGATTGTAAATTGCATTGGGCGCAAATTTCACTCGCAATGAGTAAAAACATCCCCAATGATGAAACAAAAGGAACAATTCATGATATATACTCTCCTTCGAAATAAATGGGAACACCGCTGAAATCCCGTTGTATACAAATAGCTAACAGTTCAGCAAAATAATGCATTCTGCCACATGGTTGGGAATATATGTGTTCGTCAATTACTTTACACGACGCGGTATAACCAGAACCAAATGAACAAACAACATAACAAAATGCTGTATCAGTATTCAATATTGTACATTTATCGGTGTACTATACATATGGGTTATCATGAAGTGAAGGATAATAATGCCTTGCACTATCGAGCAAACATAAAACATATCCATGTTTCTTCATTTGGTTAATAACCTGTTTAAAGTATACATCATCTTTATAGAAAAGATTTTCCTTATGTGTATCAATGCATAACACGGTTGTTTTAGATGATTTCATATTTGATATTATTACGGTCGATCATACTTGTGTCTTATGGCTTCTACCATAATGGTGTTGGCAGCATCATATTCATTCTGTGTCAAAACGTGATGGTGTTGATCAACAATATGACTATCAAGCATGGAAACACCATTCGGTCAAGAATTTATCCCAATAACATCTTCTTCCTTGATCAAATAGCATTCTTCATTATCCACCTGAAAAACATCACTTCCCCATTTGGCGACAGTCACGTGCTGCCCTGCTTCGAGAATCAAAGGGTGTTTTTCGCCCTTTTCATCAATCCTGCCCGAACCGACTGCCATAATGGTTCCGGTCATCTTTGTTTTCAACAAATGATCAGGCAAAAGCACACCCCCTGTGGTTTTTTCAATAGGAGCATCCGGTTTGACCAGAATGAGATCATGCATGGGTTTAAATTTAGTCATGGGTTTGTCCTTTTGTTTTGAAATACTTATGTTTGCTTATTGGTTGTGTAATTGAATCGCTGCAAATCAAATCATACCACATGATAGGGAAAATACAACTGGCATCATCATATACTAAAGGCGAGTAATACCCATCATGGGTTCCTATTGCATTTCCACGTGAGTAAACTTGTTCTCCTTCACCATTATCATAACACGATCCACAAAGTCCACCATTTCTTCGCGGTGTGAAATCAAGAAGATATTACGTTTACGGTTGACTGCCATTTCATATAGTATACTGATGGCCCGTTGAGACCCAGACCCATCAAGCCCTGCATCTATACGTTCATCTATGCCGAAAAAATTGATAGGATAATTCATAGATTCGAATACATCACGAAATGCCCATGACAATGCCAACCCAACCCGTTCTTCCTCGCCGGACGACAATGTACTGAAATTACCAACATCATCAAAATCAAAAATACTGGCAGACAGGTCATCATTGAACCTGACGACATATGGAAGGTTCAATTCGTCCAGATACTGGGATACATATTTGTTCAATGCCGGAAGTTTGGTTGCAGTCACGTCCTTGCGAATAGGCGAATCTTTTTTCGTCAACAGATTGATCAAATCTGTATGATCCTTGATATCTTCCTCTATCGCAATGATTGAAGATGTATCTATATCTTCCGCCAAATCGTTTTTCAACGTTTCAACATTGAATAAATATGGATTGTCCTCTTCTTTTAATTCAATAAGTTGTTTTCTTGATTGCTCTAAAAGTGCTTTGCATTCTGACAATTCTTCAAACGTTCCAAAACAACCTGTTTGTTTCTCTTCCGAAGATATGGATTCTTCGAATTTTTTAAAATCGTTTTGAGCGGTTAACACCGCTTCTTCCAACTCATTCTCTTTGGTTTCAGCTTCAATCAGTTCATTACGATACGTCTTGACCATCTGACGTGCGTTATCAAGATCAGACGCAGCCCTTAGCGCCATATCACGGTTGACGAATTGAGAAGGTTTAACACGGATATTCAAATCCAGTTCACCACGTTCAAACATAAGTGTTTCAATTGCGGTATTTGTTTCATTCGATTCTTCCACTTTGGAAGCAATGTTCTTATTTAATTCATCAATCTTAGATTGACGCAATGATTGATCTGGCCATTCTTGCCCACATGTTGGGCAATGATCTGCATACCCTGCAACTTCCTTTTTCAGTTTTTGAAGCTCAATATTGAACTGTGCCAAAAATTGACGCAAAAGTTTCAAATCATTATCCAGATCGGTTTTGAGACTATTGATCCGTTTCTCTTCTTCTGTATATTCATCATATGCTTTTAAAAATGAATCAATATCAATATCTTTGAGTTCTCTAACTTTTTTTTCAGCTTCTTTCAGTTTGCGTTCAATAGGTGCTTTGATGGTTTGAATATGATTGTTCAAATTTGATTCGGCAATTGTTACTAAACTTTTAAATCCTTTTCTTTCATGTTCGATATTGCTTTTGTTATTGAGAATGGTTGCTTCTTTGTCAAAATCAATGGGTTCAAGTTCAGCAATCGTTTGTTCAAGTGTAACAATTTTGTTATTTCTATTGTTTTCCCAGTTAGACAATTGTTGTTCAAGTGCCTCTAATCTCTTTTTATCTCTCTCCTGTGCGGCAATTCTTTCTTCTACTTTTGCTTTTTCAAGAGCAAGGTCAGATTCTCTTTCTTTACGCATAAGTTTCAGCGCTTCTCCCTTCTTAGTCAAAACAGAATAACCAAACAGCGTTTCTACAATGCTTTTTTGAGAGGTGGCATCCATATCAAAGAAATTGTCAGTTTTTGCAGCAGTGACAACTACAAGCATGAATACATCTCTATCCATACCAGTAAATTCAATGATATCGGCAGCAGTATTACGAATTGAATCCTTGGTTACATCATAGATGTCTTCATCGACACTGCCATCCGCGTTTAATGGTTTTTTGTAAAACTTACACACGCCCGGTTTCATACCACGTATAATACGGCAGTCATACCCATTCAATTCAAAATCTAGTATAATTTTCATCGCTTTCTTATTAGAGCGATTAACCAATGCAGCAGGTTTGTCAACAGCTTTGATAGGTTTGCCTGTCAATACATAACAAAGGGCATCAAAAAGCGAAGATTTGCCACACCCGTTTTTAGCATTTTCATCAGGAGAGTCATTGTTTTGACCCATGATGAGTGTCAGGCCTTCAAAATCATCAAATCGTATGATAGTACGCTTATTGCTAAATGATTTAAAATTCTGAATGACAAGTTCTTTGAGTTTCATTAATCACCTGTTTGCCTAAAGGGTTCACAGAAATTATGTTACATTTCCAATATAATTTCATAGGACCATGTGCAATTTTGAGCATTGCCAATATCTATTCCTACCATATGAATATGCTTTAATGTCGGATAATTGGACAATGCCACATCCCACATGTCACGATTCATGCGTTCAAAATTTTGTTTAAACGATAAACCAAATGAAACTCTATGGTATTCACCACGAGTATAAACATGCCTTTTTGACCAATCCGGTTGTATTATAAAGGATTCCGGTAATTTTTTGTAATCATTAATATACATTTGCTGGAACCATATAATCAAAAACAAAGCCAATAATCAAATATGTCTCATATCTATTACTGTTGTCAATTATTAATTATCTTACTTGATACTTCTTATAGTGATTTAATTTCATACAGTTATGAAAAATATCATGACACCTCATAAAACCATGGGGCGCAATGGGTTGCCAATTTTGCTATTTGCTATTCTCGTGTGTCAGCGAGTCACAGTCATGCAGCATCAATATTAGTGAATCTTTCATAAACATGCTTTTTACTTTTCACCATAGTGACCATCAAACATATATTCACAAATTGGTTATCACAGTTGTCAGTCAATCTGGTTATCTTTTTGACGGTTACCGAATGTATGTTCAATGCAGAATTTTGTTTTTCTCTGTTTTTAATATCATTGGCAACAGCATCATAATACTGACTGTCATACGATACCCCATCGTGGAGATAAAAATAATTAATGAAATATCTTTCATATTGAACAGGTGAAATCTTGATTCGGAAGGGTTCTGTTAATTTGTAATCTTTATACGACATCAAAAATGGAGCAACATCCTTGTTCCATTTGTCAACAACTTCTGGCGGTAAGAAGGTGGCAGTTTCACATTCAATGTCACTCATATTCAAACCTTTCGCTATTCAAATATTTAGCACCAATAGTTGTTCTGGCTATTGAACGATTTTTATTAATTTTTACTTTCATACGTACAGGCAAATAGTGAATATTGGCTTTAGGCCAATATCCACGCCTTACGCCTTCGTCATCATCATCATCATCATCATCGAGTGCTGCAAGCACATATACGATCAGCTTTTTTTCCATTTTGCCAAATATTGATCAGTGTAACAATACGGTTCAGCATTCTTGACATCAAAATGTGGCATGAATTCTGGATCATCTTGTTCAATATATGCTCTTTGTGCCTTGACTACAAAGAAGTGACTGACACAGAATACAGTTTTGCCTTCCAAGACGGGCGTTATAATATTGTGCATATGTGGAATAACCCTTTCATACACATCTCTTTGATTTTCTAATCCGGTTTTTGGTCTTGCGTCTATTGTTTCAAAACAGTCTGAAATATCTTTAAACTTTTCATGACGTTCAAACACTTTGTCAGAATGCCATATGATTTCCCGGAACTCCGGTATGACTTCAATAGGACAACCATGTCCAATGGAGGATGCCAAAATGTAAGCTGTTTGTCTTGCTCTTGTTAAAGGTGATGTAAAAATGATATCAGGACGAATACCAGCATCTTTCAATGACATGCCGGTATTCATAACATGAATCATACCTCTGTTTGTCAGAACTGTATTATCGTCGGTTAAAGGGAATTCACACGTTTCATCAAGTTTTATATTGGTAAGACTTTCACCATGCCTGAAAAGATATAACATTAAGCAACTCCTTGGTTATATCTTTATAATATGACATTCCATCTGGTTGCTTTTTTCATTAATCTTGAAAAAGTAACTTTATTTACAGCAGGATAATGCCTTATTATTGTACGAGCCGCGTATGGTCCTTCGGCAAATTCTACTAGTCGTGGCAATTCCTTTTGATTCACTTTGAATTTGACACGATCCAGTTTGACGAAATCAGCAACCCTTGATTCTACAGATGCATACCCATGGTAATCATGTTGTCCCGCCAAATGGACACGGCCAGTTTTCATATCATGATGGAAATGTAAATTTTGCGAAAAGAGCGTCACCGGACCAATATCCTTTATCAGCTTTGAAGTCTTTACGGCTTACAGGAATATGCCGATTGATTCTCATACAAACAGATGAAGGTTCTGACAGTGACAATACCCATTTTGGCATCAGGTATTACTATTGCATCACCCCTTTGATACACAGGGTTACCGGTGAACTACTACCTGATGGGTTCATCTTGTTGTTTCATGGGGTAACCTTCATGTTTTCGAACAATGTTCCCTTTAGAGAGAAAACGTTAGCATGCTTGAAATATTCGGTCAAGAATAATCTCTGTATGGTTTTTGTTTCATCCATTTTGATCAATTGTTTTGGAGAAGATGAATCAATTCTGATTCTAAAAGAAGCAGGCATATTGCGTAACATGTTTGCCTTTTTGCCATCAAGGATGGTAACAGGGTACATACGCAGGAAATCAGCAAATTTGGTTTTGTTGTACTCAATATTGGGTTCACCTTTTTAATCCAGTGATACTTCTATTACAAATATTTGCTCATCTTTCATAGTCATGTTGCTCCAATAAAGGAATTCCATTTGACGAAAAGACAAATGAGATGAATTCTTAGTTGACCAATATTTCAAGGTTGGGTGGATTTTTGTGTATAAGATTGATAATGCTACTAAACCATTCTTCATCGAAAACAGTGATATGCATTACTGCACCTGCGACATTCGATGCGAAATAAACATAGGAAGTATTATGGTAACCACAAGGTCTAGCCAATCTTATTCTGATATTTGTGTCAATAGGAATAATTTTACTACAATGAGTCATATGCTTGTTTGATCCGGTCATTCGCAATTTTGAAATAATCGGAATCCAATTCGATACCAATGAAATTTCTACTGGTATTAACACATGCAACCCCGGTACTGCCAGACCCCATAACAAAATCCAACACCATATCTCCCTCATTTGTGTAAGTCTTGACCAGATACTCCATCAGAAGAACCGGTTTTTGCGTAGGATGATATCGGCCTTCACCGGTTCCATCATTGTTGACTACTGCATATTCAAGAACGGATACAGGATATCGACTTGTTTGACCACCTGCATATTCCGTTGGTTTCTGTTGACCATAAACAGTTGTTGGTTTTGTTTTGTTAGCTTTGTTTGCAGGCCGTGATTCCCATTTTTGAGGATTATACACAGGGGGAGCACCGGAAAACACAATGATGTCCTCATGCCCAGTCAAATGTCTTCTTTTTGCATTCAGATGTCCGCTTGCCTTGTTCTTTTTCCATACCAATGCCTGATGAAACATTTTTGGATTACTCATAATGAGAGCACTGGTAAACGGTTGTGACGCTGTGAAAACAATGGCAGCATTCTTTTTCGTAATACGTTTTACTTGTTCCCACATGGGATCAAATTGAATAATCGCATCCCATTTGCATTGAGTAGTCCCATAAGGTGGATCAGCCATTACCATGTCTATGGAACCATCCGGGATGTCTTTCATTACTTCAAGACAATCCCCAAACATTAATTCATAGTCAATCATTGTTATTCTCAGTAGTGATCAGGATCAAAACAAATTTTTACTCTGAATTCATCAGGTAATCTACAACTATACTTATAATACTCATCAATTTGTTGATTCATATATGAACATAGTTTTTTCCTTAATTTTTCTTTTTCATCTTTCCAATAATGACTAGTTGTTTTGTCGATCCGGTTGTACAATTTCTCCTGTTCAACAATACTGTATGCTGCAATATGATCCATCAATATTTTTGAAAAGGCTGGCGGAATACATCTGTGATGCAGTGCGACTTTTTCAAAAGAGGTGTTTATCCCTGTCAGGAACACGTTGATTTTACGCCGCTTTATCATATTTCCGCTTTGGTGAAAAGTGAAATCAGTTGTGATGCTCTATCGGTGCGATTGTTTTTAATCCAATCAACTGTGTATCCTTCTACGTTGTCAATGTCCTCAATATCTTCATCTTCAACAAGAATGGTATTACCTTCATTGTCTTTGGCTCTATCCGTTTCAATACTGATATGACGAACACCAAAGTTATCTGCCATGGTTTTGCGCAATTCATCCCGTTCTGTTGGAGTCATATCAACATCCTGAACAAGTTTCAAGCGCGAATTTGAATCAAAAGTATCAGCACGTTTCAGAAATTCTGATATTTTCATTTTTTCATAAAATGGAGCATTTGGCCAATTGATGTATTCAGGTGTTCCATCATATTCCAATATCATCATCCCCCGGTTGCGATCATTTACATCATTGAAATTGTGAGGGAAGGGGTTACCAATGTAATGCACTTCACATCCAGATTTCAACACACGTGTCTGACGGGCGTGAAAGTGGCCTGAGAAAACGTATTCAAGATGGTTCATATCTTCTGCAACCAATATGCCTTCCTTTTCAGGAAATGCATATTTCTCATTCATAAGAAACCCCGGCAATTCAAAATGACCAAAGGCGTATTTTGCCTTGGATTGGGCAATCTGTTTCAGATCGTCTGTTTCCACCAGCCATGGTACTAATAGAATGTCACCTTTGACAACAGGATCATTGATAACTTCTATATTGTCCATCTCATTCAACCATGGCAATGAATGAACAGAACGATTGTCTCTGTAAAATAGATCATGGTTCCCAATCAGAAACCAGACTGGAATACCACTTTCGTTCAACAGTTTCGTTCCTTCAAAGGAGTATTTCAGTGTTTCTGATCCAACCATAGATCGGGCATGGTGCCAGTCGCCCATGAATATAATCAGATCAACATCATTCTCTTTACATTTTTGAAGGAACCATTTGATAAAGGAAATGCATAACTCATTGTGTTCACGGCTGTTGCCATCTTCACCAAAATGAATATCCGTTATCGTCCCAACTTTATTAAAGTAAGCCATTAATGATTTCCTTTTTCTATTTTAATAGAACCTGTGTCTAATTCAAAGTATAACTTACAAGTGATGATATTGGTGAACTTGTAGATGAATATACTTGTGATGTTCATTGGTCAGGGGCATGATAAATATCCTTTTGTGACATAATCAAATGATATGACATCCTGAAAGATGTAATTTCTCTTCGCCTGTTTCTTCTACGGTGAAACGGTAAGTAACAGGACGTTTCCATATTTTGACCAATCGTCCATCTTTGTCGAATTCGTTTCTATACAAATAACCAGTAATGATGTAATCACCATTGTCGTCAACAACAATACTTGTAGAAACATCAATAATGCTTTTGACATTTTTCTTTTTTTGGTTATGATCCATAATATTCTCCATTTACGATTGTGTCAAGCCGTTGTACATCCTTCTTTGATCTACAATATATGACATTGATTCCAGAAACCGTGGACGTTTTGATTTCATAGGTCCATGCCCACAGGTTTTTCAATTGATATTGGTGTTCCTGTAATACTTTGGTTGAAATTTCCACACGATGCCATTTGTCAAAATGCCTTTTATCGTATTGGGTTGTCGGGTGCAAGCCAGTATACTCATATAGCTTATCCTTAACGGTGAATACATCTGGCAAAGATGTTTCATATCTGACCAATGAGCCATCAAAATCAAATGGTGGGTATTCGGTTTTATCAATTTTGTAATGAAACCTTGGTAATAACTTTTTTTCTAATGTTCCATTGTATATATTTGGAACATTGTTTAAATATATAATAAATGAGGCATCAGTGTTATTACTCTGGTGCCCCATTATTACATTAAAATTATCATATGTTCCAAGTTTTGTAAGAATGATTGTTTCTGTATTGAAGAGTTGTCTTATGGCCAATACAGCTCTTTCCATAACAAGAGGAACGAATGCATCTTGTATCATTCTTCGTTCTCATATGTTTCTGATCCAAATGGTTCGGAGTACACATCATCATTATCGTCTATATTTTTGTTTTTCATTTGTTCTGCCCATTTCTTTTCGTATTCGTCTTGAGCAGCGAATGAAGGTGTTTCGCCGCGTGATGTAATAACGGCATCTCTGATCTTTTGTGGTTTTTTCTCTTTTTGAACTTGAGACATAAAAGACCGTGTGATCAACATGGAATAATAAGCAAAGGGCTTATCATATTTGTCACAATCGAATTTATACCATTTGTTAACAAGATTGACCAACGCTTCTCCTTTGAATTCTTCCAGATATGAATATCCGGACCAATTCTGTTTAGTTGCATAGTGATCAACCAGTCTGATGAACATGTTTGCAAGTTTAGGCGTAATTGCTTGACCTCCTAGTTCAGGATTTTCTGCAAGTCGTTTCTTGCTTTTTTTGACTTCTTCCAACATTTCTGAATTTACAATGTAGTGAGTCGGCTTTTTTCTTTTTTTACGAGGCTTTACAGCGGTTATCTCTTTTTGCGGTGAAGCATTGATGTCCTTTTCCGTTGTCATGAGTTAATATCCTTGTACTAATACATAAACCATATGACATATTTTGGATGCTTATAGTAATGATGACGTATTTACTCATAAATATTCACAAGGAGAGGTACATCTTTTGAATATCGAACAGTATGCAGCCAAATTGGAACCATTTGATTTTCGTCATTTGCGTAATGAGTTTGAAGACAACGAGCACCCATTGCACCCAATTTTTCAAACAAATGGTTTAGTATTTCCTATCACGCCCAATATAACCGAAACGGGTACTATCAATTATGATAGTGTGGAAATTCCACACACTAATGAGGCTTTCAATGTATACAGAGGGACAAGCAACCGGGAAATCACTTTGGGGAATTTAATTTTACCATGTGATACAGAAGAGAACGCAAAATATGGACTTGCTGCTATTCACTTTTTAAGAACGTATAGCATGATGGATTTTGGCAGGGGTGGAACTGGTAGACCCCCTTCTCCCATGTTCTTTTCTGCATTTGGGAACTCCATGTTCGATGAAGTTCCTGTTTTATTGAAAGGGTTCTCACTGAACCTATCAGATATGGAAATTGATCAAATACCGGTACCGAATGCAAATGGCAATGACTATAGTTGGCTGCCAGTGAAATTAAACCTTGGTGATTTGCAATTGACTGTTCAACATAGTCCAAATTATTGGCGTGGTCAGAATGCAGAAGGAGATTGGTCATTACGAGAGTTCAGAGATGGAACTTTAATCAATAGGCAACGGAGTGCTGGCAGATGACAACTGGAATATACCGGAAAACACCATCTTTTAATGGATATTTGGGTATACTTGTCCATACTAGTATTCCTATACGAGAATCCGATACAACCATGATACTGGAAGAAAAGTATGAACACGCGCCTGATTTGTTAGCCCTTGATCTTTATGGTGATCCTGAACTTTGGTGGGTAATTCCACAACGAAACGGGCTGGAAGACCCTATATTTGATATGAAACGAGATACAAAATTGACAATACCATCTTTTGAGACTGTCAAGGACATAATTTAATGAACAATAGACCTAGACTACCGGGATATCTCGGTGTTGGTGATTTTCCAGTGCGGACTGGCAATAATCAAAACAATAGATATAATCCTGATAATACTAATATATTTCTCGGAGGCAGAGGTCATACCACTAGCCAACCCTTGAATGAACTTGGCCGCACAACGGAATATGAAAGCTTGCCCCCGTCACCGTCTCGTACAAATGTTATACCCGGAAACAACAGCGAAAGCATTATTTCAGGAGAAGATGAAAATATTGCCAATACAATATTACATAAACATACGTTAGATGATTATGTTTCAACAAAGTACAATATAAGACTAAGCCTTCTTGGTGATATCAACACTATTGAGACTACCAGAGAAAACTTGATGAACATTGAAAAAAAGTATTTCATTGCCTCCAGTGATATCACGAATGCAGGCGAAAGCTATGGTGAAAACAGAACTGATACACAATATTTAATCAAATCATTGAATTTTAAAACAATCAACTCAATGACTTTGAACAATCCGGAAACACCAAATTCAACAATGTTCAAGATGGAGATTGAAGAACCTTATGGGTTCAGTCTTGATCGTGAAATAAGACATGCTGCTGCTTCACTTGGATACACAGTGGGATTTCCAGCGTCACGATTTGTATTCAGACTTGATATTTGGTTTTCTGGTTACAAAGAAGATGGAACTTTTGTTGAAAAGATACCTGTGATCAATTTGTATCCATCGTTATCGGCAACTAATGTGCAACGGCCTTCTTCGCCATTTGGGTCGCCCGCTCTTTCTGATGACATTGATGGTCAGGCTGGGATAGAAGTATCTGGCAACTATCAAACGATTGACACTTTTTCATACTTTGTCAATATTATACAAATCAATTCTGAATTATCCAATGGCAATTCGACGCGATACGAATTGGACATGATACCTACCAATGATCTTGTCATGTATCCTGAATATGATGCGTTGCACATGTTTAATATAACATTGGGTGAATCAGAAGGGAATTCAACCTTTGGTGAATATATTCAAGAATTTGAAAGAGTTTTAAACGATACATTCACATTTAATGATACTACCACCGTGCCACTAGAAGAAATCAAAAGATTAACACGTGGTGACAATCGCACGTCTTCCACTGCCGAAGAACTATTTGAGGGCTTGTCAGGTACTGAAACAGTTTTTCGAAACTATCAATTCATTGTTGAAGATCAGGAATTATGGAATGCAGTGTTTGATGAACTACCCGAAAACAGTGATGAAACATCTGCTACCCGTTTCAATGTGGAATCGAATTCAATTCGGGCCGACATTATAGAAAAGGTGACTAGAACCAGTTATGGTCGAAAGCATATGATTGGTGAACGGCAAGAAGATGGGTCATACCAAGTTCAATATCCAAGAGAAATATTTGTTGTCAGAACCGAAATTGATTACAACAATTCATCCATTTATGCGTATTCTGGTGATTTGATCAACATCACACTCAAATATTATATAGAGCGCAAAAGGGAATACCGGTATATTCCAAGCAATTATAATGATTTACAAACTTGGTCCAGAAACAGAGAAGCGAGAGCCATGGAGATTGTTCAAAGTGGTGCGTTAAAGAAAGTGTACAAATATGTATACTCTGGTGATAACACTGTTGTTAAATCATTCAATATTAATGCAAATGTTTTTTGGCATGCTATCAATAGTGATCCACACGCTGACATCAGGTTTCATTCATTATCAACCAGTGTGAATGAAACTGAAGAACAGGATCAAACGATCAGAAGGTTTGTTCCTGTGCATTCCACAGCAGTAGCGGCGAGTGCATTAGAATCTATCACACATGGTACATCAACTGAAGAAAATATATTCCCTTATAGATCAACTGTGTTGCCGTTTTTTATGAGACGGCAAGCAAACTCATTTCCTGATACGAGTGTTTCACAGGAAAATTTAATAGATTATTCACGATATCAGGAACAGCTTGAAAGGTTTTTGCGTGTACAATCTGTTAGTTTGGAAGGATTGGAAATACGCGGGGAACCACAATGGTTGTCAAGTTTGCATAACATTGAACGCCCGGTAAATACAAATGCGAGAGAATTTGAAACATCTTTAGGCACTGACATTATATATTTGAAACTGGTCTATCCAGAACAGAGTGAATACATGAATCCGGAAAGTAATTATTCAGAGCCAATTCTAAAATCTGCCAATTATGGTGGATTTTATCAGGTTATTACTGTTGAGAATAAATTTGAAGGTGGCCTTTTTACACAAACATTCACAGGGCATAGATTATCGCAAGAAATAGGACTTAGCAATGACTCGCAGACGGACAGTTAATAAACCAGTTTCCGAAACGGGATTTGTCCGTGCAACACGGAACACGTTTGAAAGTTATCATAACTCTACACACAAACGTGATGGTTTATATTGGGCAAGCGTTGAAGATGATCATGATCCCCAAAAGCAAGGTCGCGTCAAGGTTCATATTCCGCAATTGTCATTAAGTTCTGGACATGCTGTTGGCAAACGTGGGCCTAAGGGTGAGGGTGGCAATGGTAATCCGGGATTGATATGGTGTTATCCTATGATGCCATCTTTTGGAACAACTGATTCCTATGGATCAGAAGAAGGTTTTGCAAATTCATATGGGTTTTGGGGACCACAGCCACGCAATGGCGATATTGTTGTTGTTGCTTTTGTAAACGGAACTATGCCAGTGTGGATCGGCTGTTTGCCCAAACCCAGAAAGAACTTCATGGTTCCGGGAGTTCCGGGCGCAGAAGTAGAAGGCGAAACATATCCTGTACCTGCAACTGAAAAAGCATCAACAAATATTAATCCAAGAAAAGTCTTTACTGGCCTTTGTCAATGTATCACAAATGCTGGCCTATATAATGACCGTATAAGAGGCATAGGAACGTCAGGAAGCACCCGTGAGAGCCCGTCACGAGTTGCAGGCATGTTGACACCCGGAAGCCCAAATGAAGGAAGACCGGGGCATTCCTTTATTATGGATGATTTGCCAGAACAACAAGGTATAAGATTTAGAACATCACATGGTCACCAAATCACATTCTCTGATGTATCAGATACCATCTATATTGCAAGTGGTCAAGGCAATTCATGGATTGAATTGGGCGATGATGGCAAAATAGATGTATATTCAAAAGATAGTTTGTCCATTCATACAGAAGCTGATCTGAATGTGAGAGTAGATGGTGATTATCTGTTGGACGTAGCCGGTGATTATTATCATAAAATTGGTGGTGATTATAAATTAGAAGTTGGTGGCAATACTGATCAAATCTTTAATGGGTATCTAAAAGCCAATATTGCCAAAAATTATGAAATAAGTGTAAATAAGAATTTGAAGGTTGCGGCTAATAAGAAGATACAGGTTATTTCTACTAATGATATGAGTTTGGCATCCAAGGCCAGAATGCTCATTTATGGATCAGGTGTCGTTGGTATTGATTCAGGCGTTAATGTCAAAATGGAAAATGATATTGCATCTCTTCCATCGTTTAGTAGTATTACTTCAAATATTTCATCTACACTTGGTGCCATTGGTGGTAACATCACCGATATAACCAATATTGCCAATATAGGTAATATTTCAGCTTTGGCTAGTGGTGTTAATCCTTCTGTGATAACAAATGCCATATCTGGTATGGGAGGAATTGCAACCAGTTTTGGTATACCTGCTTCAGATTTGGGTGGCGTGGTTGCATCATTTGCAGCCAATGGCTTTGATCCTTCATCTATTTCTACTAGTATTACGAATATGGTGGAAACCATTGGAAATATTGGCAATATCACTGAACATCTTAATATAATTGAAAATCTTGGTTTGAATCTTTCTGATATCGATATTTCATCACATGGTTTACTATCTATTATGGAAAAAATGAACAATGCCGGTTTATCATTATCAGATGCTACAACACTATTTGGAAGTGATATTGCATCATCATTTAATGACATTACACGACAAGGTGTATCCATTTCGGCATTGAATGCAAATATGGGATCAATTGATTTTAGTGCATTTAGAGACAATGCATCCGGGCTGGCAGCATCATTGACAACAAGTAATATCAATGATGTTCAAGCAACAGCCATGGCAGCCTCTCTTTCTCGTTTCACCGGTCCAAGGGCCAATACGAGAAATATTCTAAATCAATTTTCACACGTTCTTGAAAATCCATCTGACCAAGCATTGGATATCATGGCACGTGCAAACATTGATCCGGCAACAGTACAACTTACAGATTCAAATTTATTAAATGTGTTGTCTACACTTAAAGAAAGACAGTTGACAGTCGGCGTGGCACGACAATTGTTTGGTAGAGAACATGGTCCTTTTATATTAAACATGATCAATGATACAGATAATATATCATCTATTATAACAGGATTTGACAATTTGGATAATTCTGTAATGTCCAATGTAATTAGTGGTGATTTTGGTGATTTTGGTGAGACCTTTGCTGATGCAACAGGTGTTGTTAATAATATTGATTTGGGCCAGTTTGATTTATCAGGGTTGAATCTTAGTCAGGTGTCAGATATATTGAATCAAACAGGCATGGGCGATATTCCATTATCTTCGTTGAACATTGGTGATCTAAGAGAATTAATTGGAAACAATGTTTCCAATTTAAATATATCAAACCTTAGAGAAACATTGACTACCTTGGGCTCTGGCAATGAATTACTAGGAAATCTCAATAGTGGTGATATTGGTGATACACTGAATAATATCAGTTTAGGGACATTGAGTAATTTTGGTGTAAACCTTGACCAAATTGGTGTATCAGGTTTAGAATCTGTATTAAATAATCAACTTACAGGTGCAAGTTCATCTGGAAGAATACCAACGCAATCATTACCCGGACCCCCATCACCGGGGCAAGCGCAAGCTGGGGCAACTGGCAGTAATCAACAATATATCAACAGACGTGTACCACAACATGAACCATGGAGACCAGAAGGACGAATTGCTCCAGAAGCAGTGGCCACTTCTGAATCAGGAAATGCGTCTGCGTCTGATGGTGGTGTTGAAACTGCAACGGACAGAAGGGCAGTCCCAACAGGAGGAACAGAAACAGGTAACGCGCCAAGCGAAGGAACAGAGTTGGTACCAGAAGACATTGAATTTTTGGTTGTTCACTGTTCTGCATCACCTTCATCTAGTAATTATAACACAGAAAGCATAAGACGAACACATACCGTTACCAATAATTGGTCACGTATTGGTTATCATTATATCATTGAACGGGATGGCACTATTGTAAATACCTTGCCAGAAACGACCAAAGGTATTCATGTGGGTGCAGGTGGTATTAATAACAGATCACTTGCTGTTTGTTTGATTGGTGGCGTTGATCCGGATTCAACCGGACGATTGAGAGCGGCACATAATTTCACAACTGCACAACTTGAATCATTGCGTGGGTTGCTTGATGAACTTGAAGGAAGATATCCATCAGCCCGATTGAGAGGCCATCGTGACTTCAACAACCTATACACCAATCCAGCAAATAGAAAAGATTGTCCATCCTTTAATGTCCAACATTGGCGACTCAGGGACATTCTTATAGAACCCAATGCACCAGCTGTATGATTAGAAATAAACAACACTTATGATAGAAAAGAAAAAATATACGAGTACATAGGATATAACCAATTTCCATAAATCAGTGATACAGTATTTGCAATATTCTATAATTTTTTTTTCATTAGGTATCATGCTGCAATTCCTATTTTCATATCTTGCTGTACCATTTCTATCAATTTTTTACTTATTCTTTGTTCCTGTTGGTATATTGATGAAGTTGACACGCCTTGTTCCGATGCCAGTGTTTGCACACTCATGGGTTCATCTGTGAGAATACGTCTACGGGCAATCATTTGTTCCTTTGGTGTTAATTTGAATACATATTTGGTTTTCAGAAGATTGAGAACTCTTGTATGATCAAGATCAGCTTCTATGGTTTGGTCATTATGGTCAGAACGCCCTTCGACAATTGACGCATCTATGAATTCATCACCACCTGCATATAATGCTTCCATAAATTCAATATCTTTTAATGATACATCCATTGCATTTGCCATACATTGTATCTGATCTGGGAATAGCGGACTACTAAACCCTAATTCTCCCATTATTTTTCCATATTGATGGAAAAGCCGTCTTCCTTTTGAATTAGTGGACAATTTACGTGTTGATGTGATTGAGTCCATCACATAACAATTTATTTCTTCTCTAATATATATGTTTGCAGTTGGATATAATTTGTCACACCGGAAGACATTGTGTTTTTGTAATGCTTTCATAAGGCCGCAAAAGCCTTCTGAAATGAGGTCTTCATAGGTGATGGTCGTCTTTTTGGAACGACTATAAATCCGAGTAGCACACATATGAACTAAGTGTTGATATTGTTTGAATATTAATTCACGAGATTTCTCGTCGCTGGTCAGCTGATAACGAAGAATTGCAACAATTTCTTCTTTTAGTGTGAATTTAGTTTTTGGTCTCATTTGGTTCATCTCATTTGGTTCATAAATATGATAAAGGAATGGTTACTTATGACGTTATACAAAGGGTTTTCCTCTGCAACGGATAGCATTGATACACGCTTGACTGATATCGATTTGGTTAAACAGGATTTGCGAAACCATCTTTCCATCCAGCGAGGTGAAGTCCGTGGCGTTCCACGATTTGGAACACGTCTTAAAGAGATTATAGGACAACCGCTTACCGCTTTCACAAAAAAAATTGTAGAAAATGATGTAAAAACTGTCATTAATTATGATCCCCGCGTCGAACTGAGAAAATTTGATGTTACTAGTGATTTGCACAGTATCAGCATTGTTGCCCGCCTCTATTATATAGAACACGACATTGAAGATGACTTTGAGTTCTTTCTAAACGAGAGGACCATTGATTAATGATCAGTTCACGCCGCATCACTCACCTTACCGGCAATATTTCTACTCTGAAAACATTGTCAGAAAACAAGTCTGCTATGGTTTACCGTAACGGTCAAGCATTTGTTTTCATAAAAAAACTGAAAGAGGCATACGAGTATGGTCCCGTTGATGACATGGGCAAACCATTACTAATGGAATCCATTATATTGAAAGAAGCTGAACTTAATGTATTGGTTAAATTTCTTGAATTAAATAAAGAACACAACATAGAAATAATCATGGAGTAATATAGTGACTAGTATTTCACGTCAGAATACCTTATTTGTTGCAGAAGATTGGCGTCGTATTTACGAAGCACTTGGCAACATTGATTTCACGGCATATGATCAAGATTCGCTTCGCAATGCGATCATGCAATATATTAAAAAGACGTATCCTGATGAATACAATGACTGGATTGGGTCTTCTGAATTCATTATAAAGCTGGACACTCTTACTTATTTTGCTCAATCCCTGTCATATCGCATTGATTTGAATACACGAGAGAACTTTTTAACTACAGCAGAAAGACGAGACAGTTTACTCCGCCTTGCATACAATATTGCGTACCGTGTGAACAGAACGCAAGCAGCAACAGGTGAATTAAAAATTCATAACATCAGAACAACACAAAGATTACTTGATCTTGATGACAGACCGATTTCGGGTTCCATCCAATGGAACGACCCAAATGATCCAGATTGGTTTGAAAAATGGACCATTGTGATGAATTCTGCTTTCGCGAGTAGAACAAAATGGGGATCACCACTTCGTAGATATGTATCAACTGGTATTGATATTTCTCAATACCGTTTAAATTCGCCATCCCCTGCAACCGGTGTTTACAATTTTAAAGCTCCAACAAGAGCAGGATCACTGCCGTTTGAAATTGTCAATGTTCTTTTAAATGAATCTACAGGAGTATATGAAGAACTGTCTCCCAACCGCTTAAACTCTTTTCATCTGTTATATAGAACAGATGGCAAAGGAGTTGCTTCTAATACAACAGGCTTCTTTCTCCCATTCCGCCAAGGACAAATGGCATATAAAGATGTCTCGTTTACAGATTCATTGCCAATGCGATCTGTTGATATTAATGTCAATAATATTAATGACACTGATGTATTTGTAACACAGATTGATGAAAATGGTGATGTTATCAGGGAATGGACACAAGTTCAATCCGTAATGAACGAAAGCCTCGCATATCATCCAAATAATTCTGGCGGTACAATCTTTGAAGTCATTACCCGTAATTCGGACCAAATCACAGTAAATTTCGGTGATGGCAAATTTGGTGCCATACCAAAAGGCATATACCGAATATGGTATAGAACATCTGCTGCGACTGCACCCGTCATCAGAGCGGTCGATATTAATAGAAAGAATGTGACAATTCCATATGTATCAGATGGTGAAGTCTACAATTTGACACTGACATTTAGTTTGATGGAAAATGTATCCAATGCCGCTCGCCCTGAAACCAACGAAGATATAAGAACTCGTGCCAACAAAGTGTTCTTTAGTCAAAATAGAATGGTCACAGGAGAAGATTATAACAGTTTCCTTTATTCTGATTCATCCGTATTAAAGGCAAAAGCAATCAATAGAACTTTTTCCGGTCACGGTAAAAGTCTACCATTACGTGATCCATCTGGAACGTATAATAATGTGAATGCATTTGGTACTGATGGCAGAATCTATAAAGAAAAATCAGAATCAGCAATCAGGGCAATTTATAACAATAGTATTGACAGTGTAACATCATTTATTACTGATAATTTGTCTCCATTAATCAAAAAAGAAGACAAACAAATTCTGTATTATGATGATTTTCCTAAAATTCAAATACCTGCTGTTACCTTTACTGTCACTTCGACAGCAAATGGCAGAAGTCTTGGTAAAATAGATGCGTCAATGGAAACAGGCGATCTCGATAAAATTGTCCCTAACGCTATTCTGTTTTTTGCGAATGGTAGAACATCCCGTGTTGATTATGTTGTTGCTGGATCAAATGGGATTAATGATGATTCCATTTTGTTAAAACGCAATGTGGACTTCACCAGTAGCCAATTGACACATATACTTCCTCCTATGAAGAGAAATTTTACAGAATCTGAAAGAACAGCAATTTCGGAACGATTATTACTAAGAAGAAGCTTTGGCATACGTTGGGATATTGAAACTGTTTCATGGCAAGTCATAGCCAATGAAGACTTGAATACCAATGGTGAATTCAGTTTAGAACATCAAGGAAACCAAACGGGCACGGCACTGGATGCAAGTTGGTTGATCAAAATGGACTACGTTGTTGGTAATAGTGGCAACGATGAATGGACCATTACGGATCGTGGTATAAGCATCAGTTTTGAATCCGAAAAAGAAGTTGAATTCATTCATGTCAATGATAGAGAAATCGTTGATGGTAAAACTGGCAAGAAATTACGTGATAGTATTATTCTACTTGAAACCAACGAAGATCGCAACAGTCTACCGCGAAGAGGGCAAAAAACATCTATAGGCTCTGACCCCATGGCTGGGAAAATTCTTATACAAGGTGATGGCAATACCCGTAAATTTGATCTAACTGTAGATAAGGTAGATACAGATACTGTTTTCTTCTTGGTCGATAACGTTCCCGTCAATCGGTCTGATTGGAAGATTGAAAAAGAAACCGGCAAAGCAACATTGGTATTTGATACTGCACCTACTGATGGCGAATTCATCACGGTCATTTTTGATCCAAGAAAAACACACGCATTACCAATACGCATAGACAAAACCGGAGATGGCGAAACAGTATCATATCCATTATCAAAACCAAACCTAGCAACAGACAATACTTTCATATTCAAAGCAACAAAATTACTTCAACCGTTTGAAGATTATACAATTTATGAAGGCAGTTCGGCATCTAAAATCAAATTTCAAGCTATTCCGGGTGATGGGCAAGCAATCGGTATAAATTATTTGTCCGGTGGCGCTCCGGCCTTTGCATCATATAATTATACGGGCGATAATATTACAACTGATTTCCCACTAAATATGAGCACAAATTATGTAATGGTGTTCATTGGTGGCGACCGGGTTGATACTTTTACATTGGTCAAAGCGACTGACGCTGATATTATCCGGTTCGATACTGCACCATCCACCAATACTAAAATTCATATTCGGGCGCTTTTGTTCGATGATATTTTCAAAATTGATGAAGTCACATATATCGCTGACACCGGCGATGTCCGCTTTGAGCCACCAACGGGTGTCACCAATGCGTCTACAACCCGCACCATGGTATGGGTCAATGGTGCTTATCAACATTTTTTCACATATGATGACGGTATTGATGATATCGTTTTGTCAACACCATTATCTGGCGGGGAAAAAGTTATAATTACCAATTTCACTGTGACTGGAACATTGAGTGTTGGATATGATTATGTGTTGCGGTCTGCTTATAATGTTCCAGCACGATATTTGACCAAACCCAAATCATATTTGGTCCATGACCGGCTACGCCACAGTGATGGTTATTCTAATATTCGTGGCATCCAGTTGACTAATATTGATGAAGACCTTAATGGCGAAATTGATGATCCTTTCGGTTTCCGTGATTTTATTATTGATGATGGAGAAAATGATCTAGTTTTATGGCGCAAGGTGATTGAGAATGGTTTTGACATATGGGAACCGATTTCAGAAAAGAGCACACCCCGTGGTACCTATCATTCCCCCAATCACATTTATAAGGTTGGTACCAATATAGATGATAATATAAATGTTGGGGATATCCATTATGATCAACCCAGTGATACATGGTTGATCGCTGGAGCATCCACATGGGCAGCTGCATCTGATCAAACTAAATTCAATAAGGCAAATGGCCGATCCGGGTTGCAATTCCGATGGATGCATTACACGTCTGAGAATCATCGTATTGATCCAGCAGCATCAAATATCATTGACGCTTTTATTTTGACAAAAGCATTCGATACTTCAATGCGTCAATGGGTGGCTGAAGGTGGCAATCAACCTGTTCCGCCCACGTCCAATGCAATTAGAACCCAATATCAAGGATTTGAAGAATTCAAAATGGTTTCAGATGCCATAGTCTGGCATCCTGCCAGATATAAACTATTGTTTGGATCACAAGCAGAAAATGAATTGAGAGCGAAATTTCTAATAGTGAGAACACCGGGGTCCAATATACCTGATAATGATTTGAAAATCCGGGTGTTGAGAGCCATTGATGAATATTTCGATATTTCGTTGTGGGACTTTGGTGAAAAATTGTATTACACTGAACTCGCCTCTTATATTCATACCAGACTCGCAACCATTATACAATCGGTAGTTCCTGTTTCAGTTTCTGGACAACCGTTCGGAAAATTATTTCAAATCAGAGCCGAACCAGATGAACTGTTTTTATCAACAGCAACCACAAATCAGATTGAAATCGTCGATGATTTAACCGATGACAGACTCAATATCAAAAATTCGTAAGAGTTTTTGATATTATATCTAATTGATTTTGTTGGTATTAACCAATAAATTATATGTTGTTGAAGTATTCGCAGTATTTATGTATTGATTTAATGATCATTCTTTCATATATTAGTATCCTGTAAGCGAAGGACACATGGTGTGTTCACGTGTTTTAGTCGGATATTCCAAAGGAGCGAATCGCATGGAACCCCGTAAAGAAAGCTCAACCATTGAGCAAACTCATCGTCAGATGATTGCAAGTGAAATCATCTCGGCATATTTGCAAAAAAACCCGGTCGATCTTGATATGATTCCTAATGTCATTAAGAGCATTACGCGCGCGGCCAACATCATTTTTGAAACACCTGTTCAAAATGATGCTCTTACTGCAGCAGGTATTTCGTTGCATTCATCGTTTGATAACCTTGATATGTCTGATATCAAGGCTGTGAGAATGGCAACAGTCATGGATGACGCGATTGTGTGTCTGATTGACGGTAAGAAACTGAAGACAATGAAACGTTATCTTCGCAGCCATTATGATATTTCTCCCGAAGAGTATCGTCGGGCATTTGGTCTTCCAGTTGACTATCCAATGGTTGCACCTGCATATTCGCGTCAGCGTTCCAAGTTCGCCAAGAAAATCGGGCTTGGTACCAGCGATAGTCGCAAATCGGAAGACCTGTCTTCTGCTTCAGACCCGGAGAGTGACAGTTTGCTCTTCAACGGAAATGAATTGCCGGAAGGTTTGAACGCCACGTCAATCGAAGACACATACACAGATGATTATATTGTCTGTCTGGAAGATGGAAACCATGTCAAAACGCTCAAGCGTTATCTCCGTAGCCGGTTTGACATGACTGTTGATGAATATCTCACAAAATGGGGTCTTCCAAAAACTTACCCAACGGTTGCACCGGCAACGTCCCGTGATATGTCCAATGCCAAGAAAAAGGACCATGCTGCCAGCAAGGCCGCATAGCCACTGATGACATAAAACAGACAATCCCCTGTAGAAATTTCTACAGGGGATTGTCTATTACACAATCGTCATTTCAAATAGGAAGATAATTTTTGAACCGCAGCTTGAATGCATTTTTTGCATTCTTCTTTGGACGATGGGCATGTTTCTTGAACATAGTGGTTCGTATTATCACCAGCATTAACAAACAAAACAATCTCACATTCGTCATTTTTGCGTTCCATCCAACCAATATATTCGTTGCCATTATATCCAAGACGCAACTTGGTTGAACCTTCGGGACTGTCCGAAAGTTTTAAATGATGTTCTTGTACTTCTTGTTGCTGTGAGCAATCACATTGTTCAAGAAGTCGAATGGCTTTGAAACGCATATAACCCATTTTAGAGACCGTTAGGTTGATTCATATTGTTATAACGTCTCAAGGCTTCTTCACGAACACGTTGTGCAATTATTGCACGGTCATCCGCAGAAGCATCTGCAACTGCTGGAATAACTGCCGCAAGAATTTGACACACATGCTTCAATGTTCTACGTTGGCGTCTAGCTTGTAACGCCGTAGAAGCAGATGTTTCAGGATTTGCACCCAGTGTGATGATAGCTTCCGACATTGCAATCAGTGAAAGCACATTCTTTTCAAAATCACTATCCTGTCTAAGTTCTATAACTTCACCCCCAGAAACATCAGTTGAGGCATAATCTGTTGCACCTGTGTCAGCACCATCAGCAAGGGTAGCACCAGAAAGAGTAATTTCTGCACCACTTTTAGCAAGGGTAAAAGAATTACCAATAGTACCAGCAACTTTATAAGTAATGGTTACAACATTGCCTGCAACACTGTATTCAGCCGGTGTAATAGCAGAAGCCGATGAGGCCGCAAGCTTTTCTTTAATATTAGAAGCAGTTTCATTATTGTCTGCACCAATATCAATTTCAGTTGCAAGCGTAGGACTTGCCTTAAATGTGTATTCACGACCATTAACCGTGATTGTATCGTTTTCAGAAACGTTTGTGACACCGATAGTAATAGTGCCTGTTGCAGCTACCATTGAACCTTGTGCTGCTGCAAGAATTGCATCAAAATTTGATTGTGTAATCGCCATTGAACTAGTCTCCCATATGTATAAGATATTTGGCGTTAGTATTTATAACTAAACGCCAATACCATGGGAAAACCAAAAATCTGATGAATATATGTTATGATAATAGAGATAATCTATTTTTAATATCTAGAACGATTTCGTTGACCATGTTTTTGAAATCATCCTTATCAACAATAAAATGAGAAAACTCTAAATCATCATCATCATCACATGTGAAAAATATTTCATATTCATCTGAATCCTCATCGGTCCATTTGAATCCTTGATATACAGGTTTGTAAATACTATTAATAAAATATGTGATATCAGAACCATATTTGTCTTGATGATCCGAAACCCGTATTTTTAATTCTTCTTCTAATTGATCATTATCGTCATATATTTGAATATTAATGTAAGCAGAACAAGAAACATTACTAAAACCGGTTTCTATATAAATAGTTGAAGATTTGAATTGTTCCAGCTGTTTATACACATCATTGATGACAGCGCTAGATAAATCATCTAATCCATCAAATCTGATTAAATTATCAATATTTTCAAACAAATCAATTATTTTCATACTATTATTTATCATATATTTCAATGGGGTTGACCATTGAAATCAATATGACCCGACAAAAAATACAACCTCGTGACAAAAATGATCAAATGTCATCTCCAGCCATTTCTACACATAATAAAGTAATTTCTTCTTTCAATCGGTCAATTTCCGTATTCAAGAACGCGATCTCGCCAAGCGCATCATCAGACATCGAAAGCCGCTTCAAAACGTCATCAACAAATGTCAGGTTCCCACTGAATCGGAGACTATATCAGCATCCAATTCAGCGGTTTCAGGCTGCAAGAAAATTGCCATAATTCGGTCTGTAGCCTCATCGCAATCAATAAACCTCTCCTTGCATGTGGCCACCTCAACCCGCACCGCCTCCCGTATAGAAGCCAAGTCTATCACACCTTCCGCTGTTATTGGTTTATTCATTTAATCCTCCCGAAGCAGCTGTTATTGGTTTATTCATTTAATCCTCCCGAAGCAGCAAAGGCAATTAACCCCGCCGTCACGGCGAAAGGCAAGGCCGCAATCATAGCCCGCCAAAGCGGTAAAGGCGGTCGCCGGTCCAAATCATCAAACATGTTCGCAGCGGTGAGGCCTATGAAAAACACAACAAAGACGAATACGAGCCAGAACATCATCCACCTACAGAATTAGACGAAGCGGCTTGTATGGCTTTATCGAGTTTAGTCATTCCGTCTCTCCATATTTGGCGCGCATAGACCAGTCGCCACCAAATATGCGCTCCCGATAAAGTTTTTGCTTGAACTCTTCGGAAAGCTCTTTGGAAGAAGACATTTCCGGAAGGGGTGCGGATGCATTATTGGTTCGGCAAACAAAGATAGACAGATCAGCCCCATCGGACAGATCATAATAAAAAGAATCATAATTGAGTTTAGGCATCATCTCCTCTCCATATTCAGGTGCAGCAGCCAAGGCCACGCGATAAAGCGTTTCTGCATACTCGTATTCAACATTGGGCATATCGTTATCGGCCAGCCATTCGAATATCGCGCGAATTGTGTCGTGGGTCGGCTCTAACGGCACCAGCTTCCATCCGGCTTGAACAACCTCATGTCGGGACTCCAAGATCGGTCGGGATTTAACACCGGCATACTCGCCAGACTCAATCTTGCTGATTTCTTCGTCCGCCCATTCTAAGGCCTCTGGACTGACTTTTGGCGCGAACATCGCCATGATGCGGGCCGTAGCCTTATCAGGGTCAGGATCACCAACATCGCTATACAGATCATCCGCGTAATCCATGATGATCGCCTTTATTGTTTTATGAATGTCTGTATGCGTCATGATTTTTATACTTTTCTGCTGGTTGTTCGTGTCAATTTTAATGTGTTTAATAATATAACAAATATGATTGTCTTTGTCAATGAACTACTATGAGCCTAAAAGCACCGCAGCTTCCTCTCCAGATGAGAAGAATTTTTCCTGCTTCCTTAATACATAACCAGATATTCTCCAGTTAGTGGTATCTCCACAGGCGTATATTCGGTGTGTCCCACACCTATTTATCGATTCAAGTGTAAACACCCGAGGACTTTTTAGTTATCAGGTAGTTGACATGATTAATGATTCTGCTTCTTTATCAAGGACAACCCACGTAACATCATTTATAGCAGCCCATATGACATCCCATGCAGCAAACAGTATGGCATTATTTGCATTTGTCAGAATGTTTTAATCTCTTCATCAAGAGCATACCATATGGCCAACCATGTGGCATTACTTGTGGCATTACTTGTGGCCTTCCATGTGGCCAACCATGTGGCATTACTTGTGGCATTACTTGTGGCATTCAATGTGGCATTACTTGCATTTTTCATAATGATTCCACTTCATTATCAAGAGCATCCCTTGTGGCATGCTTTGTGGCAGACACTGTTACATACCCCGTGGCCTTCCATGTGGCATTCAATGTGGTATACCATGTGGCCAACCATGTGGCATTACTTGTGGCATTCAATGTGGCCTTCCATGTGGCATTACTTGCATTTGTCATAATGATTCCACTTCTTTATTAAGAGCATACCATGTGGCCTTACTTGTGGCATGCTTTGTGGCATTCAATGTGGTATACCATATGGCCAACCATGTGGCATTACTTGTGGCATTACTTGTGGCCTTCCATGTGGCATTACTTGTGGCAGACCCTGTGGCCTTCTTTGCATTTTTCATAATGATTCCACTTCATTATCAAGAGCATCCCTTGTGGCATGCTTTGTGGCAGACACTGTTACATACCCCGTGGCCTTCCATGTGGCATTACTTGTGGCATTCAATGTGGTATACCATGTGGCATTACTTGTGGCATCCATTGTGGCATCCATTATGGCAGACCCTGTGGCCTTCTTTGCATTTTTCATAATGATTATCAAGAGCATCCCTTGTGGCATGCTTTGTGGCATTCAATGTGGTATACCATATGGCATTCAATGTGGTATACCATATGGCATTCAATGTGGCATTACTTGTGGCATTACTTGTGGCATTCAATGTGGCATTGCTTGCATTTGTCATAATGATTCCACTTCATTATCAAGAGCATCACTTGTGGCATCCCTTGTGGCAGACACTGTTACATACCCCGTGGCCTTCCATGTGGCATTCAATGTGGTATACCATGTGGCATGCTTTGTGGCATTCAATGTGGCATACCATGTGGCATCCATTGTGGTGGTATTTGCGGTATTCATGGTGTCATCTTTTGTCATAATGATTCCACTTCTTTATCAAGTGCATCGGTAATACTGTAATACAAAATAGCAGTAACCCCTGTGATGTGATCCCGTGTACACAGATGCACAGCTTTGCGTGTTTCATAATGCATCAGAGTATGAACACATTTGTAATTATAATATATCGGATTTATTATATCTGTTTTAATCATACTGTATCTTCCAAAATCTCATGATTTAATACATTTATTCACAGACATTGGGCTTACCGGGGTGTTATATTTGCCGGAAACAGAGCCAAAGGCGGATGACCAACGCCGTTCCATTCCGATGTAGCATCACAACAAATAGAAACAGCAGTCATTCCTAAAAATACACCTGCATCTTTCAAATAGAACGTTAAGTTTTTGCCATCTTGTTGCAACCATGCCCGGTGCTTGTCATTCCAAATATGAAACAATCCAGTCATCATGATCCTCCATAAAAAACATGTATAACAGGATATTTATATTTTGTCAATAGATATTCTATACTTCTCCGTTAATTTCTATTACTTGTCTAACCCAATTCTTCACACAATATGATTTTCTGTTCTGACCAAAATCGTAAAGATGCAGTTGGATTAAGAGCAACACTCATTGTATTCTTTTTAACAGTAATCAATATCAATATCAATATCAATATCAATACGATCACGCTGTCCATGGTGTGTTTCATATTGATTCAACATCTTCGTGTCATTCCCTATGATGCTAATCATTGTTTAGATTATATTCGCTAAAGCATTACTCTTTGTAGTACATTTTACGTTTGTCATAATGTTTTCACTTCTTTATCAAGGGCCTCCCATGTGGCCTTCCATGTGGCCTCATTTGTGGTATGCAATGTGGCCTCCCATGTGGCCTCACTTGTAGCATCCCATGTGTCATTCTTCGTGGCCACCCATGTGGTCTCAATCGTGTTATACTTTGTATTTCTTGTGTTCTTCATAATGAGTTAACCTCTTTATCAAGACCATATTTTACAGGAGGAGTCTTAGAACGATTTGAAACTCTTATTAGATTATGGGCAGTAATATCCCACGATGGCGTGTCATTATTATTATTCATTGCAGCACCACGCGCCACATTGCGAATGTTGTATATAGCACGTGTTCATATGTGAACTGCCCGATGTCCTCGGGCTTTACGCTCGAATCGATAAAGAAAAGTGGGCCACTATGAAAAACACAGTGACCCATTATCAAAATTAGTCTGCGACCCGGCGAGCCAGTTTGGTCAGTGGGTCAACTTCCACATTGTTGGTGATGAGATAGTTACCCGGTTGGACAATTTGTCCAGCATGCGGGGAACTTGCATCTTGTTTCAGTGCAGACGGCTCATCCACAATTGCATAGAGAATTTCCATGCCTTTGTGTGTGCCGGTGTAAACCTTTGAGGCCCGTTCCAGCACGTGGTGGTGACCAGTCTCAGAGTGGCCAACAATGTAGCCTTTTCCGGGTGTTGGTTCTGCCGGGGTAAATCCAGTCAGGTCAACATCTCCTTTGTCAATGCGGAAGAAATTGACTTCCCCGTGGGCATTAGTGATCTTGCCAGCTTGGACGTTTGTAAATGGATCATTCATTTCAGTCATGATTGTTTAACTCCGTTGAGAGGGTTTAGAATAAAGATGCGCTGGTATGCGAGCATGCCATGCGTGGGCATGATGCAGGTCAACACGTTCCAGCGCGTCACGGTCAACTGCTTCCATCATCTCGCCATTGCGAGGACAATGAAATTTTAGATATAACACTGTTTCGGGCAGATCAGCAATAGATACTTCAATCAAATCGCCAACTAACGGATCAGGGTCACTATCAATGATATTATGCGGCAAGTCATTCAACATGCGGCTCATGCCAACAATTGAAATGCCAGCTGCCCGTGTTTCTACTGATTCGGTTGTCAAAATTTCTGATGGCGAAACCTGATCTGGCGCATTGATCCAATGCCCCGGAACGTTGGTGTTGTGCCAGTAGTAAAGTTCCCAACCGTCACGCCAACGGTGCGACGGGCCGACCTCGCAGTGTGGTAGATTCTCTTCGTCAACATAAATGTTTTGAGGGAAATCTGAAACAATGCAGAACTTGTCATGCAACACACGCGGTCCACCATGAATGGCAGCTTCTTCCCACGGTGTATACTTTTTATACTCCGGCAATTGCAGGCCAAGAATATCTCTGGCAGCAGCAATAAAACATTCCGATGACACCCACATATTACCACCTTGATATGCAAATGACCATTCCTTTGTATGTTTAAAGCAGTTGGCATGAAGCGCCCGTGCAGCACGACGAGCAGATGCAGATGCATTTTGTGATGGTATACTGGATTGTTTCAGATCATCATAGTCAACGGGCGAACCGATAGTTGCATTCAGTGCGGCAACAATTACTGAATTGTATACCGCATCTGCATCACTATCTGACATAGATGCAACCAATTCGTCTAATGGTGTTGCAAGTGCTGTTTGAGGATCATTCTCGTTTTCTTTAAGCAATGCACAAGCTGCACCATATGCATAAATCATGGAAAGAGGGGAAGACGCGATGGCCACACGTGGTTCATCGATGTCTGTTACACGGTACAATTCTTTAATCGGAGAAATAATACTAGCCGGGTCAATAGGTTCTGTGCGGAAAGCACGGGAAATCCACAAGGATGACAATTCTGCCATCTTGTGCCGTTCATCAGATGTAATACCACCACTGGCATAATCAGGGCGGCGAATGATTTTTTCTTTAATTTGCTCGTCAGACATTAAAAACTCCTGTGATCTAATGACATAACTCTTATACGAGCAATTTAAATCAATGTCAACTATTTATGATACAATTTGTATAATTGTAATGTTTTCACTTCCTCAATTAGTCAACTGGATGATCAGTCTTGCTTTTTAGTTGCATCAAAAAAGAGATTGAATATTACTTGTTCTAAATCAAAATCACCCATTAATATCACTCACAAATTTGGTGGGCACTGCAGGACTCGAACCTGCGACCAAGCGGTTATGAGCCGCCAGCTCTGACCAACTGAGCTAAGTGCCCTAAGCAGTGATATCATACTGAAAGCATCAGTCAAGCTATTTACTGGTATCACAGGATTTTACCAAATCGGCAACAAGTGCTCTCATATTTGGCGTCAATCCGGGTATACGGTTCAACAAATCCAATCGGGCAGCCATAGTCATCAATGATAAAACATCATTGTTTCTGTTCCAATGTTCAGTTTGCCCATGTAGGTCTGCCAAATCACGCTTAATAGACTTTTTAACAGATTTGATCTGGTCCTTTGGAATACAGATCGAATCATTGACCACATACTGAAACACATATTGTTTACGATTGTAACTTATATATGCATCATATGAATGCCCTTGCATCAGAAGAGACTCCATATTGAAGGAATAGTGAAACTTAAACCAAATGTAACCAATGCCCAAAAAAGCCGTATTTCCCACATTGCCATTGTATACCTTTCATATGTGATGCCATGGAATTTAGTTAATTTGGCGTGACCATGTTTATGGATAAGTCTGACAAAGGATTTCTGGTTTGAGAAAAATATATTTCTCCACAACAGATAAATCACCACGATATGACCCAAACCATTAATCCATATCTGAACAATTGTATTCATAATACCTCCCGGAATGTGTTGGGGCCAGTATCACACTGGCCCCAACACGGTTATGCGTAACGTGGCAACGAATAAATTGTCACAGGATATCCACGTGAATTGTTACGTGTACCATTCTGTACAATATTACCTTCATTGACCAGTTCTGACAAACGGGTCGAAACTGTTCCACGGTTCAATCCATGGCGGGTAACAATTTCCTGACATGTGCGTCCACGGCCACGAGCAATAGTCAGTTCGGACAAAATCCGGTCAGAAACAGAGGTGATAGTAGATTTAGCCATTCTTCTCTCCATTGGCTGGTTAACAAACCATACCATATGACATTCTGCGCGCCTTCCAACTTTGTATCATTATGTTTTCTTCAGCACAAGACGAACATATAGTATGACGGCAATCATTGCCTTACAAGAAAAAACAAAATTTTGCACATAAATACCTATGACGCACATCGGAGAAC